AAAGAAGTTATGGGAGAGAAGAAGTATCTACAGGAATTTGAGTGCGACTGGGTTGCTAACATTGAGGGAGCAATTTATAGCGACACCTTAGTTAAGATGGAAGATTCAAAACAGATTACTAGAGTTCCTTATGATCCTTCATTACCAGTTTCAACTAGCATGGACCTAGGTGTAGCAGATCATACCGCTATAATATTTTTCCAGCAGTTAGGAAGAGCAATTAATATTATTGATTATTATGAAGAGAGAGGTCAAGGATTACCGCACTATGTTCAAATGCTAAAAGATAAAGATTATATTTACAAAGATCATTATGCTCCACACGATATTGAAGTTACCGATTTTAGTAATGGTAAAACTAGAAGAGAGGTTGCCTTTCAATTAGGAATTAGATTTAAGGTCGTGCCGAAAATTCCATTGGAAGATGGCATCCACGCAACAACAATGGTTCTGCCTAGGTGTTGGATTGATACAGACCATTGCAAAAAGTTAATAGATGCGTTAAGACATTATCACAGGAAGTATATTGATAAAAATAGAATGTTTAGATCAAAACCTGTACACGATTGGAGTTCACATGGAGCAGATGCTATGAGGTATCTAGCTGTTGGACTGCAGGAATTAAGTAGTAGACAAACTGCTCCGCAGAGTATAGCAGATAATAGTTATAGGATTATATAAATGGGATCAATATTCAAACCAAAAATGCCATCACTACCGCCAGTAGCACCAGCTCCAGAAGCTCCAAGTGCTGAATTATCCTCAGAAGAAAAAGAGAAAATTGCAAAAGAACAAGCCGCTATTCGTAGAAGGCAAAGAGGAAGAAAATCAACAATACTAACTGGACCTCTTGGAATACAAGAAGATAAAGAAGAAGCGTTAGATACATTACTAGGGAAAAATTAATTATGCCACATCATTTTAATGAAGGATCAATTAACAGAAGTAGAAATCAAGGTGGTACTAAAATTCATTCAAAGCCATCTAAAAGTACCTATGTTGCACCAAAAAAATCAACTTCAATTTCTAAAAAGAAAGATAAATCAGGTTTACTACCTGTGTCTCTTCAAATAATTCAAGGTATTGGAAAAGCTCTTACAAAAGGTTCTAAAGAATTTAATTTAGCTAGAAGAAAAAAACATATTACAAAATACAATACAAACGTTCCACCTTCTGAAAGAATAGATATGACAGATGAAATGATCTCTTCTAATGTGGGTTTAAATACTTTAAGAGAAAAAACTAATTACAAAACAAATCAAGACATAATAAATCAAGGTGGTAATGGAGGATCTGTTGTTAAAAAAGTTGTAGGCGGTCAAACACTTTTAGCACAAGGTCCAACAGATGCTGAAGTATCACAATCAGATGCTACTAATGCTGCCGAGACAAAATTAACTAAGAGAAGAGTAAAAGCAAGAGGAAGAAAAATGAATATATATACTAGTGCTTCCGGTAAAACAACAGATAAACTTATACTAGGTAAGAAAAGTTTATTAGGAATGGTTTAATGGCAAAAACAGATTTAACAAAATCATTATTAAGTAGATTTGACAGATTAAAAAGTCAAAGACAAACCTGGGAAACACATTGGCAAGAAGTTGCTGATTATATGATGCCAAGAAAAGCAGATATAACCAAGCAAAGAGCTAGAGGTGATAAACGAACAGAAATGATTTTTGATTCTTCTCCCTTACAAGCAGTAGAATTATTAGCAGCATCTCTACATGGAATGTTGACTAATCCTGCTACTCCTTGGTTTACTTTAAAATTTAAAGATGAAGCAATAAATGTAGATGATGAAGCAAAACTTTGGTTAGAAAGTGTAACTGAAGTTATGTACACCGCATTTAATAGATCAAACTTTCAACAAGAAATTTTTGAACTGTATCACGATCTAATTACTTTTGGTACAGCGTGTATGTATGTGAGGGAAGATGAAGAAGATATATTAAAATTTTCAACAAAACACGTTAAAGAAATTTATATTGCTGAAGATGACAAAGGTAGAATAGATACTGTTTATAGAAAATTTAATTTATCAGCTAGAGCTGTAGTTCAAGCATTTTCTTTTGATAATAAAATATCACCAGATGTTTTGGCACTTTCACAAAAAGATCCTTATCAAGATGTAGAGTTATTACACGCAGTTTATCCAAGAGCAGATTTTAATCCTAAATTAAAAGATCAAGAAAATATGCCATTTGAATCTGTTTATATTGAAATGAAAAATGGTAACGAATTATCTGTATCTGGATTTCAAGAATTTCCTTTTGTATGTCCTAGATACTTAAAAGCATCACATGAAATTTATGGTAGATCACCTGCAATGACAGCACTACCGGATGTGAAGATGTTAAATGAAATGTCAAAAACTACAATCAAAGCTGCTCAAAAACAAGTAGACCCACCTTTACTAGTTCCTGACGATGGTTTCCTTTTGCCAGTCAGAACTGTACCAGGTGGATTAAATTTTTACAGATCAGGTACTAGAGATAGAATTGAACCTTTAAACATTGGAGCAAATAATCCATTAGGTTTAAATATGGAACAGCAAAGAAGAGACTCCATTAGAGAAGTATTTTATGTAAACCAATTACAATTACAGCAAGGTCCACAAATGACAGCAACAGAAGTCATTCAACGTAATGAAGAGAAGATGAGATTACTAGGACCGGTATTAGGTAGACTGCAATCAGAATTATTAAAACCACTTATTGATAGAGCTTTTAATATTTTATTAAGAAGAGAACAATTTACCCCAGCACCTGAATTTTTATCAGGTCAAGATATAGAAATAGAATATGTTTCACCACTTGCTAAAGCACAAAAATCTTCAGAGCTTTCATCAATAACTAGAGTAATAGAAATATTAGGTAGTCTTGCAAATGTAGCTCCTGTATTTGATTATATTAATTTTGATGCGTTAGTTAAACACGTTGCAAATATTGTTGGCGTTCCGCAAAAAATATTAAAAACACAATCACAAGTTAATGCTGAAAGAGAAGAACAAGCAGCACAAGCTGAACAACAACAACAAATGGCTCAGATGCAACAAGTTGCACAAGCCGCAGGAGATGTAGCACCACTAGCGAAAGCATTGCCAGAAGAAGCAAAAGCAATAGCAAATGCTGAAGCTGGATAATATGGAATCAAAACAACTAGAAAAACATATACAAAATTTAAAAAACAATTATAAAATTATGTTTAATTCAGGCGAGGGTAAAGTAATCTTAGCTGATCTTGAAAAAAGATGTCATTATCATTCTACCACTAATGTAAAAGGTGATAGCCATGAGAGTGCATACATGGAAGGACAACGCAGCGTTCTTCTATTTATTAAATCAATGCTGCGAAATGAAAATGAAAAAGGTAAATAAAAATGTCAAGCGAACAGATAACACAGGAAACTGTGCCTGTAGAAAAAACGACTACAGCACAGACAGAAGAAAAACCTACAGCAGTTGCTAGTGTAAGTGCAACAAGAGGAGCAGATACACCTGCACCACATCAATCAACTTGGAAAGATTCAATAAGTGAGGAGTTTAGAAAAGACCCTAACATTGAAAAATTTACAGAAATAGATGCGTTAGCTAAAAGTTATATTAATGCAACTAAAATGATTGGTCAGGATAAAATAGCAATACCAACAAATAATTCAACACAAGAAGCGTGGGATGAAGCATACAATAAATTAGGTAGACCAGAGTCTGCTGCAAAATATACTTTAGATATTAACTCAGAAACTGTATCAATGGATGAAAATCAAATTAAATCTTTTGCCGAGCAATCTCATAAATTAGGTTTAAATAATAAACAGGCTCAAGGAATATTAGAGTTTTATAAAAATAATATGGAAGGCTCTATACAACAATCAAAAATAGATATTGAAACTTCTCATGCTCAAGCAGAACAACATTTAAGACAAGAATGGGGTAGAGATTATGATACTAAAGTAAAACAATCTGCTGCAGTAGCCAAAGCTAATATGCCTGGAGTTTTAGATTTACTATTACAAGATGGAACTAGAGTTGGTGATAATTCAGAAATTATAAAAGGTTTTTCAAAGATAGCCTCTATGTTTTCTGAAGATAAAATGGTTACAACTGAAAGCGAAAATGTTGATAGTGTTAAAAATATTGAGCAAGAAATCTCACAAATGATGAATGATAAAGCTCATCCTTATCATATTAAAGGACATCCTGAGCATGATAAATCTGTACAACAAATGCTTACAATGAGAGAAATGATAAATACTAATATTAAATAATAATTTTAATCCCTTGTATTGTTGTTAAAAATATTATAAGGGATTAAATATAAGAAAATTCGTAAGAACCTTATTGACAAGAGGCAAAAGACTCTAGTCTAAAAGACTTTAAACCTAAGAGATGCCTACCTATTGGTGGAGAACCTTTCTGATTTAATCAATAATAATATGGAGAGACAATTATGTCATCACAAGTAACTACAGCATTTGTACAGCAGTATTCTGCTAACGTACAACTGTTGTCCCAACAAATGGGATCGTTATTAAGAGACAAAGTCAGAGTAGAAAGCGTTACAGGAAAAAATGCTTTCTTAGATCAAGTTGGCTCAGTAACTGCTGTTGAAAAGACTAGCAGACATTCAGACACTCCACAGATAGACACACCTCATGCGAGGCGTAGAATATCTTTGGCTGATTATGAATTTGCTGATTTAATAGATCAAAATGACAAAGTTAGACTCTTAATAGATCCGACTTCATCTTATGCTCAAGCCGCTGCTATGGCAATGGGAAGAGCAATAGATGATGTGATCATAACTGCTGCACTAGGTACTGCATATACTGGTGAGACAGGGTCAACAAGCACAGCCAATGCGAATCAAATCGTACACGCTTCTGCTGGTTTAAATATTACTAAATTAAGAACTGCAAAACAGACTCTTGATTTAAGTGATGTAGATCCTTCTATACCAAGATATATCATAGTATCTCCGAGGCAGATTAGTGATCTTTTAAACATAACTGAGGTAACGAGTTCAGATTTCAACACAGTCAAAGCATTGGCTAATGGTGAAATCAACACTTATCTTGGTTTTAACTTCATTGTATCAAACAGACTGGCATTATCTAGCACAACTAGATCATGTATAGCCTTCGCACAAGATGGAATAGCTCTAGGTATTGGCAAAGATGTCAATGCTAGAATAGACGAAAGAGCTGATAAATCTTATGCCACTCAAGTGTACTACTGCATGAGCATCGGTGCTACTAGAATGGAAGAAGACAAAGTCGTTGAAGTACAATGTACCGAATCGTAATAGGAGGAAATAAATTATGGCGAATGTAAATACAGATATCGTAACTAATTTTGCTGCTACTCCCCAGGTAAAGAATGATTCCCAACAGTTGCATGGTTCAAAAAGAATTGCACAGGGAACTATTGCTTTAGCTGCCGGAGACTTATCAGCAACTGATACAGTTATGTTAGCTCCTGTACCAACTAATGCTAGTATTTCTTCTATCAAGTTGTTTAATGACGACTTAGATTCTGGAACTACTAATACATGCGATGTTGGTTTATGGACTACAGCAGTTGCTGCTGTAGATGACGACTGCTATGCTTCAGCGATTACAGACCTTAGAGGTGCTGTAGTAACTGGAACTGAAGTAGCGTTTGAAGCTAGAAACATTAACACAATGGGTCAAAAAGTCTGGGAAGATGCCGGACAAAGTTCTGATCCAGGTGGAGTTTACTATGTCGGTTTAATCTTTGACGCTGCAGGTAATACTGCTGGTGATTTAAGTTTTATAATTGAATATACAGTAGACTAATAAATAGAATTAAACAGGCGAGTAGAGGGAGACTGAACCTCGCCTGTTTAGCATGAAACAGATTAAAGATTTAAAACCTGTACTACATTTTAAAAAAGATAATTATGTGTACAGATATGTTCTTGTAGACCGGTTTCAGTATGGTCCTAAATATCATTATGGATTTGATACTAAACAAGAAAGAACAGAAGAAGAGATATTTGCTTTAGAAAGATATAGACAAATAAGGCGTAAGTATATTATAAGGAAGTAATATGGCATCAACAGTAGATATTTGTAATGGAGCATTAAATCAATTAGGAGCAACAACAATCCTATCCTTAACAGAAGATTCAAAAAACGCTAGACTTTGCAATTCAAGATACACTCAAGTTAGAGATGCCTTGTTTAGAACACATCCTTGGAATTGTTTACAAACAAGATTAGAATTAGCTGCATCAACTATTGCTCCGGCATGGGGTTTTACTTATGCTTATACCTTACCAACAAATTGTTTAAGATTACTTAGAGTATTAGATTACGATTCAAACTATAAGGTGGAAGGTAGAAAGATATTAAGTAACGCATCCACTATGAAAATATTATATATTTCAAGAATTACCGATCCCAATGAATATGATGAACTATTAAGAGAAACATTATCTGCGGCTTTAGGTGCAGACATTGCTTATGCAGTAACATCTAACAATACAACATCACAAAATATGATTTTATCATATCAAGAAAAATTAAGAGATGCTAGATTTGTAGATTCAACTGAAGGTCAAAATGTAGATCAAGATTTGGGAATGACAGATGTTATAGATGCAGGTTCATTTATTAACTCAAGGTTTTAATACATGGCTAGAGTAGCTGCACAGCTTACAAATTTTACTGCAGGTGAATTATCACCTAGATTAGATGGAAGAAATGATTTATCAAAATATGCTGCAGGGTGTTCAAATTTACAAAATTTAGTTATCTATCCTCATGGAGCTGCAGCTCGTAGACCAGGTACAACATTTGTAGCTGAAGTTGTGGATAGTTCAAAAAAAACAAGACTAATACCTTTTGAATTTTCAACAACACAAACTTACATTCTTGAATTTTCAAATTTAAAAATAAGATTTTATAAAGACAATGGTGCAATATTAGAAGGTGATAAAACAATAACTGGAATTACTAATGCTAATCCTGGTGTTGTTACTGCAACATCACATGGTTATTCTGATGGAGACCTTGTAATTCTTTCATCTGTTGCAGGAATGACAGAAGTTAATGGTATAACTTATAAAGTTTCTAATAAAACAACAAATACTTTTGAATTACAAGATATTGATGGAACTAATGTTAATACTTCAGTTTCAGGACCTTATTCAGTTTATACTTCTGGCGGTGTTGCAAATAGAATTTATACAATTACCACTCCTTATTTAGAAGCAGAATTATTTGATATAAAATTTGCTCAATCTGCTGACGTTATGTATCTTTGTCATCCATCCCATGAAACAAATAAATTATCAAGAACTGGACATACAGCATGGACATTGGCGGAAGTTGATTTTACCAATGGACCATTCATAGATGTTAATACAACAACAACAACTTTAACACCAGCTTCCGCAGGTGTTGGAGCTGGAGTAAATATAACAGCCTCTGCTACAACTGGAATTAATGATGACCAAGGATGGTTGGCTACAGATGTTGGTAGACAAATTCATTTTAATGCTGGTTATGCAATAATAACAGCTAGGACAAATTCAACTGTTGCAGTTGCAACTATTACAACCGCCTTTACAAATACAAATGCTATTTCAGCTTGGTACTTAGGAGCTTTTTCTAATACAACAGGCTTTCCTTCTTGCGTAACCTTTTTTGAACAACGACTATGTTTTGCCGCAACATTAAGTAATCCACAAACAGTTTATTTTTCAAAGTCTGGTGATTATGAAAATATGGATGCTAATATTGGTGAAACTGTAGCTGATGATGATGCAATTATTTATACAATCGCATCCAATCAAGTAAATGCAATTAGATTTATGTCATCAACAAGAACTTTGATTATTGGAACTGCAGGTGGTGAATTTGCAGTATCAGGAGGTGGAGATGACAATGCTATAACTCCAACAAATATATTAATTAAAAAACAAACAAATAATGGTGGAGCTAATGTAGATGCTGTAGCAGTTGGTAATGCTACCTTATTTTTACAAAGAGCAAAAAGAAAAATTAGAGAACTGGCTTATAATTTTGATGTCGATGGTTATTCTTCACCTGATCTAACTATCCTTGCCGAACACGTTACTACTAGCGGAATAACTCAAATGGCTTTTCAAGGTGAACCATTATCAATTTTATGGTGTGTTAGAGGAGATGGTGAATTAGCAGCATTAACTTATCAAAGAGAACAGGAAGTTGTTGCCTGGCACAGACATATTTTTGGTGGAAAATTTGGTGATGCAACAATAACAGTTACAGATTATACAAACATAGCAACCGGAACAAGAATTACTTTAACTAAATCAGATGGTACAACAGTTACTTTTACATCAGAAGCATCAGGAGGAACTTCTCCGGATGAAACTTTAGGATTTAGACCAAATGAAAGTAATGACACAACTGCCGACAATTTATTTACAGCGATTAATGCTCATGCAGATTTTACAGTTGCCAATCCAGCAGCAAATGTAGTTACAATCACAGAAACATCTCCTTCGTCTACAGGATTTTTAACAATTAAATCTGTAGATGATACAACAAGATTAGCAACAACAGATCAAGGTAAAGCTGTATGTGAAAGTGTTGCTGTAATTCCAACTGATGATACAGAATATCAAATATGGGTTATTGTTAAAAGAACAGTTAATGGATCAACTAGAAGATATGTAGAATACTTAAATGTATTTGAATTTGACGCAACAGATAATACCTCATTTAATTTTTTAGATAGTGCTTTAAGTTATAGTGGAACTGCCGCAACAACAATTACAGGACTAGATCATTTAGAGGGACAAACAGTTGCTATATTAGCAGATGGTGCAACACATCCAGATAAACCTGTAAGTTCAGGAAGTGTTGTTTTAGATCGTTCTGCAACAAATGTTAAAATGGGATTAGCTTATCATTCAATATTAAAAACAATGAGAATAGATGCTGGTTCACAAGATGGAACATCTCAAGGAAAAACTAAAAGAATTTATGAAATTACTGCTAGATTATATCAAAGTGTTGGTGTTGAAGTAGGACCTGATTTATCAAATATGGAAAGAATACCATTTAGAACTTCTGCTAATCCTATGGATGAAGGAATCCCAGTATTTACAGGAGACAAAGAAGTAGAGTTTAGAGGAAATTATGATACTGATGGATATATTTTTGTTAGGCAAACTCAACCTTTACCTTTTACAATTTTATCGTTATACCCAAGGCTAGTAACAAATGATGGATAATACACTACATATAGTACCTTACACAAAAGAGCATGGACAGTTTATATTATCCTGTCAAATGAATCATAAAGTTTTAGAAGCTGATAGAAAATATATGGAAGATTCTAAAAATTTAGTAGAACAAAATTTAGCATTTACAGGTTTAGTAAATAACAATCCAATCTTTGCTGCAGGTATGAAAATAATTTGGGGACAAGTTGCAGAAGGTTGGGTGATTGCTACAAACGAAATGTGGAAATATCCACTAGGAGTTGCTAAAGCAATTAAAAAAGATTTTGCTAATGTTGCCAGACAACACAATATTAAAAGAGTTCAAACCGCAATCAGAAAAGATTTTAAACAAGGTTTAAGATTTGCGGAATGGTTAGGTTTGGAGAATGAGGGTTTAATGAAATGTTATGGGTTTGATGGTTCGGACCAATACAGATATGCGAGGATATTCTAATGGGATTTCCACAAATGTTTGTAGGAGCAATGGGTGTAATGCAATACCAAGCTCAAGGCAAAATTGGTAAGTATAATCAATCAGTTAATGAAAGAAATGCTGAAGTTTTAGAAGGTCAAGCAGACCAACTAGAAGCAAAGGCAGAATTTGATATTGCTCAATTTGAAAAAAATTTTTCAAAAATTGAAGGTGAAACTACAGTTGCTCTAGCAAAATCTGGTGTTCAAGTTGGAAGTGGAAGTAGTTATTATATTGAATTATCAAATGCTATTGAAGCAGAATTACAAAAAAATTTAATTGATTATAATTCAAAAGTAGCAGTAGCAAATAAAATGGAAGAAGCAAATTTTGCAAGAATTTCAGGTACTATTGCCAGAAATGAAGCTAGATTAGCACAAATAGGTACAGTAGCTCAAGTAGGAACAAGTTTATTAGCAATGTCAAATAAGAGTAAAACATCATAATGCCAAAAATACCTACATTTACAGCAACAGGATCAATAGAACAATTAGCTGGTACTACATCTAATATTAAAATCAATCCTGATAGTAATTTAGCAAGTGCTTTAGCACCGGTAACAGATTTTGTTGTCAAGCAGAAAATAAAAGAAAATACTTTACAAAATCAAGCAGAAGCATTGAAATTAGAAAATGATTTTATTACTGATATGCAATCAATTACTCAAACAATTAAAACTGATTCTAAATATGCAACAAATAAAGATGCTGCAAATATTTATTTAAAAGAAAAATCAGACGCATTTATTAAAAAATATAAAGCATTAGCAACTAATGGAAATGTTCAAGATAAATTTTCTAACTATGCTTTAGCTGAAGTGCAAAAATCAATTTTTAAAGTAGACACACTTATATCAAAACAAATTATTATTTCATTAAATAATGATTACGCAAAAGCTAAAAAAAATTTACTTTTAACAGCTTATATGGATGGTGGTCTTGCTAAAGAAACTTTAGCTACAGATTTAACAAAATTAGCAATAGATACTTATAGCTTACAAGTATCTCCTCCAGAGTTACAAAAACTTTTAGATAACATTCCTGTAGAAATTGATTTGTTTGATGGATTGGAAGATTTAAGTAACTCTCCTAAAAAAACATTTCAACTTTTAAAAGATAAAAATTATTTACCAAACTTATCAAGAGATCAAAGAATAGACTTAGAAGAAAAAGCAAAAATTTATTTAAGACCTCAAATAGAAAAAGAATTTACAAATTATATGACATATATAGAAGATGGAAAAGAACCACCTGTATTTGATTTTAAACTTGCAAAAGAAGTAATGACAGAGCCTGTTTTTGAAAACATGATGGTTACAAAAACTGTTATAGAGGATAGTGTTGATGATGTTAAATTTCTTCATACTTTACCAAATCAAGATTTAGATTCTACTGTAACAGGCATGATAGAAGAAGTTTATGAAACATATCCTATTGACATTGCTAAACAAAAAGAAATTTTTTTAGCAAAAGTGCTTGAAAATATAAAATCTAATAGAGAAGCTGATCCTATTAAATATTTATTTAAAGTAGATGATGACATCAAAAATATGTCAATAGAAATTGATAATATGACAGCTAGTTTTTCAGCACCTAATATTTATGACACAAGTGCTATGGCACAAGCTAAATTAGAATTTGCAGAAACACTTATACAAAAACAAAAAGATTTAAACATAAAAAATATTAAACTTATGACTAATGATGCTGCTCAAAGTTTTGTTGCAGCATATACTGAAGCTGGAAATAAAAACGATATACCTACAATGAATGCTATGATGCAAACTTTAAATCTTAATTATGGTGATAATGATGGTTTAGCATTAAGACAATTATTAGAAG